TATTGGCGGAAGTCTTGAAGGCTCTACTGGTGATCAACTTCAAATAGCAAACTCTGATTTCTCAGACGGTACTGGTAACAACAACGTATTTACTCATACCACTATCGATCTTGGTACAATTACAAACTCGTCTGCTAACAACGTAACAATGTCTCAGTCTGTTATTACTGATTCTCAGTTTAATGACGGTACTGGAAACAACGTTACTCTTACAAATTCTACAATTGACGATTCAGAGTATAATAACGTTACTATCGATCAAGGTACTGCTAACGGTCTTATCCTTACAAATATTACCATCGACGAGATTATTCTTGAAGATGCATTTATGTCTAACTCAACAATCGTCACCACAAACTTCTCAAACGGTGACATTTTTGATGTAGAGATCTATGGCAATACTCAGATCTGGGATGTTGATATCTCTAACTCAGATATTCGCGACACCGATCTTGATAATGTTGTAATAACTAGATCTGTATTCGCTAACGGTAGCGTATATGATACGACAATCAGTAACTCTGCTATCATTGATACAACTGCAAATAATATTGTTATTACAAATTCAGAACTAAACGATTCTACTGCTAATAACACAAGCCTAGTAAATTCAGATTTCTCAGACGGCACTGGTAACAATAACGTATTTACAAATACAACTATTGACCAAGGCACAGTACAGAATTCAGTCATCGCAAACAGTGCATTCCAAGGTACTATGGAAAATACTGTTGCAGAAAATATGACTATCAACAATTCTGCTGCAACTGAACTACAACAAAATAAATCTACATTTACAGACGGTAATGTAGAAGATTCATTAATCTCTAATTCAACAATCGACGATTCTAAGCTTGTCGATTTTGACATGGATCTAACCAAAAAGTTTGAAGCTCCTATCGACGAAGATAGTTATTTCGCCCTTAAAAATGTTAAGACTGGCGATGTAGAGCAAATGACTTATCGTCAGCTTTATGACGAATTCTCAAGAAAAACAGAAAAAGCTCTTAAGGTTCACGTCTCAGCAGACGGTGAAGACGAAAATGATGGTACACTTCTAAGACCAGTACAAACATTGAAAAGAGCTGAAGAACTTGCATTGGAGAAAGCCGGTGGTTCGTATAATAGAAACGATATTAACAACGCTATACACATCTCCGTCGGACCAGGCACTTATTATGTCGATGAACCAATCTCACTTCCAGATGATTGTTCGTTAACATCTACTGCTGGTCAGTATGCAACAGTAATTCAAAAACTTCCAGGTTGGGAACAAACAAACGGTATCCAAGTCGGGTCTGGTTGTTACGTACAAGGTTTCTCATACATGAACTTCGAGGTCGATAACTTCGATCATCCTGAAGGCGGTTTCGCTATTGTTTATCGTCCGGGCGCTCTAATGAGAAGATCTCCATACATCAGAGACTCCTCTCAGCTTTCAAACTTTAACCGTTTGGATGTTGAACCTTCACTCAATCCATTCAACTCAAAAGGCACAATCTACGATCTTGGACGAGAATTCTATGTTACCAATGTTGTAGGACAAGCAAACTTTGAGATTGATGATGAAGTTGTATTCTCAAGCGGTGCTGTAGGAGTTATATCGTATATTGACGATCTGCCTAATACAGTTCACGTTCGTAACCTTAAAGGTAACGTAGAGCCAGGAGATATTCTAACAGCGCAAAGAGGCGGTACAGCTGAAGTTGTAAGTCTTGGCATTGACGACTTTCCGAACAGACTAATCGGTAGAGGCGGTGGTTGTGCGCTTATGGACAGAGCAGTTCTAGATACTGACTCACTCTACACATATCTACTTTGTTTTGGTTTTACACCTCGTACTCAAAACGGTACAGGATACGTTGCTAAGAACGGTGCTGGTATCAACGGTATCGGTTCATTGTCAATCTTTACTCGTCAGGCGTTCTTTGCTCTTGACGGTGGACAGGTTACGTTGAACAACTCAGGTTCTCAGTTCGGTGACATCTCAATGAGAGCTAGCGGTAAAACAACAATTGTTAAACCTGCAGAAGCAGATAGCATTGTTCTTCTTTCTAATACAGATTTTGCAGATGCTCTCTCAGATAATAAGCAAGCAATCGTTGACGACATGGTCAATTTCTTGACTGCAAACACTACACACCCGGCCTCTGCATTGAATTCTGATGTGGGTCTTGGCTACCAAGGGTATAATGCAGACAAGTGTTTCCGTGATACTGGAATCATTGTAGAGAACACTGGACTAGACATTGCAACCAAAGGCAACTACTGGGGTCGCCTAAACGGTATTACTTATCGCTCCCCGATTTCATATGTTGTTGTAAATGAACAGCTTACCGAAACAGTTGGTTCTATTGAGCATCTAAAAGATTCTATCGAGCATATCTTTAGAAATGCAAACACAGAAGTAAATGATAGAGTTGCAACATCAATCGATGAAACACTCAACGTTCTTAAGAATGGTGAAGAATTTGCAAACAATATTATCTTTACCGATACAGGTAATGCTCCTGCAACTGCATCTCGTGAAGTTGTACAAGACAACCGCGAATTCATTATCGAAGAGTTTATCGACTGGCTAGATAATAACGAAGAATTCTATGCATACGATTCTGCTAAATGTAAGAGAGACGTTCGCGAGTTTATCTTACCAGCAGTCAAGTATGACACAATGCTTGATACAAACTACAACTCTGTAACAGCCGGTAATGCATATTACTTTAAAGCTGCTAAGAACGTAATCGGTGCGCAAAGAGAAGAAACAATTGCTGCATATGAGAGACTACGTTTCTCAACAGACGAGTTAACTCAAGCTAACTCTGCAGTATTTGCTGCAGAAGCATATGAGAAGTTTAACGAGATTATTGGCATCCTCAAGAATGATGGTGATAAGTTTACGCCAACTGCGGTAAATTACACATCTTCAACAGGTGACTTTGAGATCACTATAGGTACTCACAGCCTTGACGTTGGAAGATATATTCTTCTAGAACCAGAAGGATTCACATTTACTTGTGCAACAGATGGTAATGTAGTAGAACTTAAACACCCAAGAAAATCGGACCCTGCGTTTAAATCAGCGCTTCCTATTACATCAACAACAGCAACTACAATTACTGTAAATGTTGGAACTACAGGATATAACGGTGTACATACTCTTGTATCTGTAAAAGATAGTGCAGTAGCAGTTCTTGGTTCAGCAATCACATTTAGTGACGACACCGCAATCTCTGCAGATAAGCGTAACGCTAGAGCTAAGCTACAACATAACCGTACTTGGATCCAAGACTACATGATGAACTGGGCTGACGAAGAGTGGTTCTTCTACGATTCAGAAAAATGTCAGAGAGATACGAAAGAGTACATCGTTCCTGCTGCAATGAGAGACATGCAGTTGGGTACAAACTTCAATGCTATCCAAGCTGGTATTGCATATCGCGGCGGAACAAGTAAGACTCTACTTACAGATCAGCTTACTGAAACAGTTGGTGCATTCTCACACTTGAGAGACGAAGTTTCTGATACCATGTCAGATTCTATCGCTATTGCAAAATCAAAAGACTCATTCAATGAAATCATCGGTATCATGAATACTGGTGCTAGAAAGTTCACACCGGAAACTGCGACATACGATCCTGTAACTGGTGTAATGACTCTTACATTACCAAATCATAGCTATGAAATTGGTGATATGATTATTGTAGAAAAAGAGTCTATCACATTCTCATGCGGTTCTCCAGTAGTTGAAATCTCTCATCCAAGAGCGACTGATCCTCTATTTAGAAAACCAATGCAAATTACAAATGTTGCCGGCGACGTTATTACGGTTAATGCTGGTGATGCAAACGGTTACACAGGAGCTCATACATTTGTAAGAGCAAAAGCAAATGCTGTTAAAACCTATGCTGAAGTAAAACGTAATTATACTCCAACAGGAAGTACTTACGACCCAGCATCTGGTAGAACAACATTTGAGATGGTAGGACACAACTTAAGTAAAGGTGATTACATCGTAATTGATGAAACTGGAATCACATATCAGTGTTCTAACAACACCCATACTGATGTACAAATTTCTCACCCAAGAGTTACAGATCCAATCTTCAACAATATGGTTGAAATTACTGACGTACCTGATGCAAATACAGTTGCTATTGATGCAGGTGCAATCTCAGACGGATATCTAGGTGCACATACATTTGTAAGTGCAGATACGGACTCTATCAAGCATGTGGAATATGCAAGAGGCAATGGATATACTCCAACTGCTGCTACATATAATGTAAATACAGGTATTATGACTGTTACTATTGGTGAGCATGATCTAAGAATTGGCGAGAAAATTAAGATCAACGAAGGTGCAATGACATTCTCATGTGGTTCACCTGCGGTTGAGATCTCACACCCAAGACCAACAGATCCGGCATTTAATACTGATCTAATCATTTCTTCGGTTACTGCAGATTCAATTACAATGAACGTTGGAGATGCAGGTGGTTACGCAGGAGCTCATACATTTGTAAGAGCAGAACCATTTGCAATTACATCTTCATCAGTTTACACTGGTAAATTTACTCCAAGCACAGGTTCTTACGATCCTGTAACCGGTGATATGACTCTAGAAATTGGTCAGCACAGCCTACCGGTTGGTAAGTATGTAATGCTAGCAGACGAAAGCATCAGATTCTCTTGCGCAAATACGTCAACAGGCGATATCGGTGCTATCTCGCATCCAAGAGATGGTGAGCCTTCATTTAGAAAACCAGTACGTATCTCTGCAGTTACTGATACTGCAATTACAATGAATGTCGGTAATGCTGGTGGATATGCTGGTGTGCATACGTTTGTAAGCGCTAAGGTTGATTCAGTTGATACAAATGCTATCTACTGGACAGACCCTGCCAAAGTTGCAAGCTATCATACACCAACAGGTGTTGATTATAACCCAGCAACTGGTGATATGGTTATTGACTTTGGTACACCTCACGATTTCACCACAAGCGATCATATCGAATTTAAACCAGCAAGTATTGTACTTTCATGTGTTAATACTGCAACTCTTGAAACAATTGAGATTGCACACCCAAGAATTGGTGAACCAAACTACGAGTTTCCACTTAAAGTTACAGCGGTTGCTGCAAATACAATTACGGTAAATCCTGGCGGTGCTGGTGGATACACTGGTACTCACACATTCGTAAGAGCAGACTATGATGCTGTAGTTAAAACACCAGACAGAGTTACAAGAAATGGCGCACTTGCTCGTAAGCAACTTCAGGCTAACAAAGCCTTCTTACAAGCCGAAGTTGACGCATGGCTAAAAGACAACTATTTCGTATATGATGATAAGAGATGTGCTCGCGATACAGGATATATTCTTGACGCGGTACGTCGTGATATGGCTACAGGTTCTAATGTTAACGCAGTATTTGCAGGGTTGGCATATAGAACTGGTAATGCAAGCGCAGAAAATGTTGTTAACAATCAACTTACAGAAACAGTTGGCGCGATTACTTGGTTAAAAGGTAAAATCAATACAATTACTTCAGGTGCAGCAGCCACAGCTGCTGACGCTGCCTTCGATGAAATCATCGACATCATGAACAACGGCGCAGGTAATGCTGATGCTAGAACATTCGGCGCGTCCTATGTATCACAAGATACTTTGGATGCAAGAGAAATTCTACAGTCTAACAAAGCGTTCTTGCAAGATGAAGTAACAGCATGGATTGCAAATACACATCCAGATCTTTCCTATAACGTAGCAGATTGCGAAAGAGATCTAGGATACTTTATCGATGCGGTATCATGGGACGTACAACACGGCTCAAATGCTGCAACAGTAAATAATGCAAGAGTTTACTTCGACAATGCTGTAAGCGTATTAGCAGAGCAAGAAAAACCAGTAACTGCAGAAGCATATGCTTACATCGCAGATATTGCTGGTGGGTTGGTAAGACAAGAAGTTGTAAGAACACAACAAAATGCTACAACCCAAACATATGCTAATACTCTAACACCTACATTTGCTGGATATAATCCTGTAAGTGGAATTATGACTCTAACAATTCCAAGCCACGGTAAATCAGTTGGTGATTACATTGTTATTGCAGAAGATGGTATTACATTCGAGTGTGGTTCTCCTGCAACTCAGATTTCTCACCCAAGAGCATCAGACCCATATTTTAATACACCAATTGAAATTACTAAGGTTGATGGCGACATTCTTACAATGTATGTCGGCACAGCTCAAGGTTATACTGAAGCTCATACATTCGTTAGTGCAGCAACAGACTGTGTCAAACCATCTGTAGCACCTGCTGTTGGTACAGAAGTTGAGAAACTGTTTAGAACAATTTCTGATATTATCGAAGAAGATGATTACAAAACAACATTCGGTATTGAAGGTTACGAAGATACAGACGGCTATGTAAGTGGAGGTGAAGGATACGGTACTGATGGAATCAATACTGGTCTAACAACTCCAACTATCAAAGAACCAACTCTATCTGGTACAGGATATGACTCAGCAACAATCACAATGTTTGAAGAAATTGCTGGTGCATCAGCTAAATACCAAACTGAGATTATCGATTATATTAGAGAAACATATAATGGTCTTGCTTATCAAGAAGATAAGTGCCCACGTGATGTTGGCTATGTTGTCGATGCGGTTTCAGAAGATATAGAATACGGTGGAGACTCCGCAACAATTCATGCGGCGAGATACTACTTTGAAGGTGCTATCAATGTTCTACCACTATATCAAAGAGAGCCGACAAGACTAGCATTCGAGCACATTGCAAATCTTATGGAAGATGTTGTTACTGAGACAGCAATTACACCTACAACAGGTAATGCTCTAACTCAAGATACTTCAGGCCTTCCTGCTGATGCAGCAACTGGCACAGAAGTTAAGAGATTGGCTAACATTATCTCAGACATTACAGATGATCGTCTTGTAATTCCAGATTACCGTGGGTCTCTTGATATTACTCAGAAACCAGAAGCAAGAATTAAAAATCTTCCATCTGCAAACACAGACATTGCGCCTCTTATCGAGCCATCAAGAACATATGCTCGTAAGGCACTTCAGATGAACAAAGGCTTCATCCAAGATGAGGTTGTTGGATACATCAACGATACTTACTTCACATATGACGAAGATAAGTGTGCAAGAGATGTTGGCTACATTATCGATTCTGTAAGAAGAGACGTTGAAACAAATAGTGATTACTCAAGTAAGTATGCTGGCCGTGCTTACAGAGCTGGTAATCCTTCAACAGATGCAGTAATTAATGATCAGCTTGCAGAAACTATTGAAGCAATTAAGTATGTAAGAAAAGACATCGAAGCACAGCTTACAGGCACTGCTCTTGCAACAGCCAGTGGAGCGTTTGACAACATCATCAATATTATGAAAGATGGTGTATCAGGTCTAACATACAACTTCGGAACATCTAGAATTGGTGTTAGCCAAGGTAACTCAACAGACGGTTTGGTTGCTAACAGAACATTCTTACAGAAAGAAGGTAGAGCATACTTCGAGCAAACTTATCCAACACTTTGGGCAGCCCTTTCAGCTGATCAAAGAGATAAGTGCGAGCGTGACATCGGTTTCATGGTTGACGCTGTAAGCTGGGATATTCGCCACGGCTCAAACGTTGCTATGAGAGATGTAGCAAGTTTATACTTCGATCAAGGAACCTCTGTTCTACCCGCAGATCAGAAAACAGAAACTGCAGGAATATTCGCTCACGTGGCAACAGTCGCAGAAAGAATCTTGTTGAAACAAACTGTAACACCTACAACCGGTAACACTGAAACAGTAAGTACTGCATTCGGTAATGTTATCACTCAGGTTGCTCAAGATGCAGAAGATCTATTCAATATCGTAACTAACACTATTATTGAAGATTCTCTCTTTGGTTTACCTGCACCTGTATTCCCAGATACTGGAAACGCTGGCGCAACAGGTTATGCAGACGCGTTAGACGTTTCTAAGATTACGGCTCGTAAAACAACACTACAAAATGGTGTTAATTCTTACTTGCAATCTAAGTTTGATTATCTTGAGTACGATTCAGAAAAATGTCGCCGTGATACCGGTTACATGGTTGATGCGATCTCTCACGATATTCAGTACGGTGGTAACTCTGCAATGTGGAATGCAGCGCAGATCTACTTTGTTAACATGACAAACCTACTACCGCTTGAGCAAAGAGAGCCAACTAAGAAAGCCTTTACACATATGGCTGAAGTAATGCGCAAAACAATCCGTAACGAAGACGTCGATCTAAGAATCGGTAAGCGCTTTACACCTACAAATGCGACATACGATCCTTTGACAGGTGTTATGGAAGTTACTCTTGGTGCTCACAACTTAGCTGTTGGCGATTACATCATGTTCGAAAAAGAAAGCATTACATTCTCTTGTCCTCCAGGACCGGTTGAGATCTCTCATCCAAGAGAATCAGATGATTCTTTCGAGAAGCCACTAAGAATTGATGCCAAAACAGCAACAACAATTACAGTTCAAGCTGGATACGCTAAAGGTTATGCTGGAACACATACATTCGTAAGTGCGACAGACAACGCAGTAAAAGTTATTAGAGGACAATCATTCAAGCAAAACAAATCAACAATGGCTGCAAGAAGAGAAATTGCTATGGAAGCAAAACATCTTGCACTTATGATTGCTGATATTGCAGATGATAACAATCCTGATAACCTACCTGCACGTATCGAGCCTAACATGGATTGGGTACCTTCAATCTTTAAGACTGAGAAAGATAAAGTTGACGATGCTCTTGAAGCGCTTACAACAAGCATGGTTAATCATATCTCAACAACTTACAATGGTATCAGTTATCCTAAAGAAAAATGCCGTAGAGACGTTGGCATCATGCTCGACGCTATCTCACACGACGTGCAATATGAAACAAACTATGCTACAAGACTTGCTGCTAATATGTATTTCGATAATGCGACAAGCGTTCTTCCATTCGATCAGCGTCAACAAACCGCTGATTTCTACGAAGAAATGTCTAACTACATCAGCAAGATTATCACTGGCGCGGTTGCCGGTGAAGCAGGTGGTCCATCAGCAGCAACAGCAGTTGAAGGTGAGTGGGCTGCAGACATGGTTCGTATTGTTGAAGAAGCAATTAGAAGAGATGGATTGGATGCAGTTCCTGAGCTTATCGAGCCCAACACAACATGGGTCGATGATAGCAAGGTATCAGCAGGTAAGATGATCGATGGAAAACTCGGTGATCTTGCAGACGATGTAACTAAGTTTATCTCAGACAACTTTACTATCGTAGATTACAGCAAAGCTAAGTGTCGCCGTGACTCAGGTTACATCATCGATGCTATGAGCTGGGATTTGAACTACGGTGGTAACCTAGCATCTCGCTGGAACGCAGACTTCTACTACTGGAACAACGAACTTCGTATTCCGGAAGATACAAGAGTTGCAACAGCACAATCTTATCGTCAACTTGGTAAGATCGTAAGTGATGTTACAGTAGGTAAGTATCCAGGCCAGAAGCTTCGTCCAGAAATGGGATCTGAAGCTCAGCAAGCACAAGCAAAAGACTTGGGTATGATTTTCTACAACGCACTATTCTATAACACACCAAAAGCTCTTGGTAGAACAATTAAACCAAACTTTATGTGGGAAGATAAACAGAATAAAGCGTTTAGATTCTCAAGAGATATCTTGATGAATAATAAAGTTGCACTTCAGAAAGAAGTACAGAGATTTATTACTTCAGAATACAAGTTTATCGATCTACCTAAAACATACCGTGATGCTGGTAACTTAATTGAAATTTTACAAAACGATCTTCGCTTTACAGATCCTTCACAGAACCCAATTATCAAAGGTTCAGATAAAGCAACAAGATCTTTTGCAGCAGCACTATTTAATATTGATTCACAATCGGTGTTCCCAGTATTCAACCCGCCAAGCGCGTTTGCTAACTGGAGAGATCTAAGATTTAAAGGCGCAGGTACACTAACAGAACGTGATGCGCTGGATAATCCGAAAAGATGGGATGCATTTGTTGTATCGGCAACAGGTGGATCTAACCCAGATAATAACGATTATGTTGGTGAAATTCATTATTGGAATGGTACTGGATGGATTGCAAGCGGACATCAAAACAACGTAGATTTGCTGGAATCTTTCTATAAAGCTTGGGAGCGTATGAGAGATTATATAAATACCAATATCGCACCTAACGCAGCACATAGATCTATGATTACTGAATTAATTGATGACGTATTAATTGACACAGTGTTGAGACCAAACTTCTTGGCATTTGGTTCGCTTGTTGAATCGATTGCCCACCAGTTTAACGGCGCATCTGCAGGTGTTAACAGAAATGCGTTGCCGCTAAACTTTAGAAACGTTGGTGCTGCAATTGGTGCTACCGCTTCTGTTCTTTCAGAAGATGGTGGTAGAATTAGATGGTCTGGTTCTGACGAATTGAACAACCAGTACTTCGCAAGAGGACTGAGAATCAATGGTAGAACTGGACGTATTGAGGGTAGACCGTTTACGTCATCGGTCAGAAAACTAGCTAGAAGAGCTTCTAACAGTAGGGCAGTACTATAATGGCAAACAATGATATTACAACAATTTCGACCTCGCAGGCGCCCGACGCAAAACCGGTCGCCAAGAATTTAACGTTAACGACGAACTGGCAAACCCTTATCGAAGTACCCAACTACGAAGTTCCTGAGCTTGTTTTTGGCGGCTCGAATGTGGTTGAACCGGGTGTAGGCGAAGTTATCAGTCCTTTGATTTTATGTAATTTCTCAGCAGTTACTGTAAATGTAGATGTACGTACACATAGATACAACTTAAACCAGGAATTTTACTTAATAAGAAACATGCCGATTCCGGCATATGACACCTTCGCTTTGCCTTTAAACGGACAATTCTATGCATCAGGTGATTTGTTGGAAATTAAAGCATCTGCAAACTTATCAATAGATGCTACGTTGTCGTTCACATTAGGTCAAAGTGAGGAAGACGATGTCGAGTAGATTTAAGAGCCTTAGAGGTCGCGCAACTTTTTTAGGACAGGGCGTACCACAAGATTATACGACGCTTGATCCTGCGCCACACGAAGGATCTATTGTCTATACAACTGCTGGGCAGATGCGCTACTCAGATGGTACTAACTGGGTACTTTTTGATGCAGCGGCTGCAACTTCTCAAGGCACCCAAGGTATCCAAGGTGTTCAAGGTTTACAAGGTGATTATGGTCCGGGATTTACAATCATCGGATCTGTTGCTGATGTAGATTCCGGTGGCGACCCCCAGGCCACATTGAACACCGCCTTTCCAACTCCTACCATTGGTGATGGTGTTATTGACGAAGCTGATGATGAACTTTGGATCTATGTTGGCGCAAGTACTTGGGTAAACATCGGTTCTTTCCGTGGTGTACAAGGTTTTACTGGTAATCAGGGAACCCAAGGTTGGCAAGGTGAAATTGGTGAAGAAGGTATTCAAGGTTCTCGTGGTTTCCGCGGGCAACAAGGTGCGCAAGGTATCCAAGGCTATAAAGGTATCCAAGGTGTACAAGGTAACCAAGGCATCCAAGGTACTCAAGGTCCACAGGCATACCAAGGTGTGCAAGGTATTCAAGGTATACAGGGCAACCAAGGCGTACAAGGGGTGCAAGGACCTCAAGCTTATCAAGGTGTTCAAGGTATTCAAGGTTGGTACGGTATTCAGGGTTGGCAAGGGGCTGACTCTGGTCTAGTACTTACATATAATCTTCTTAACGATATTACAGAAGCCGATCCCAACCTCGGTGGTGTTATCTTTAACGAAGCATCTGCAAGTACTGATGATTTCACAGCAGTTACTCAGATCTGGTTTGACGACGAAGACAATCATGGTATCAGTGCTGAAGGTCTTTATCAGGCGATGGATCAAGCATCGTCAACAAATAAAGGTTATTTAAAATTTACAAAAAGAGATTTTCCATCAAAGTATGTTATCTTCTCAGTTCAAGAAATTACAGATGCGACTGGTTATTGGGAATTTGATGTAACATACGTTTCTGGTACAGCCGTTAAAGAAGATTTTACAGAACTAACTACACCGCCTAGCACATATACTTCTTATCCACTCGTTGTCGCATTTGACATTTCGGGTGATCGTGGTTTCCAAGGTATTCAAGGACCACAAGGTACACAAGGTTTCCAAGGTTGGCAAGGTACACAGGGTGTTCAAGGTTATCAATCAGCACAAGGTACTCAAGGTTTCCAAGGAGACCAAGGCGCACAGGGCGTACAAGGAGATCAAGGTGTTCAGGGTGTACAAGGCCCACAAGCTTATCAGGGTGTTCAAGGTACACAAGGTATTCAAGGTTATCGTGGCTTCCAAGGTATTCAAGGGGATCAAGGTGTCCAAGGTCCGCAAGGCTGGTATGGTTTCCAAGGTGGATTCGGTACTCAAGGTGCTCAAGGCTATCAAGGTTTCCAAGGCGTACAAGGTACACATGGCGAACACGGCGGATTAACATTCGAGTGGGCATTCGATAGTGGTGTTACTACAGCAGATCCTGGTACAAGTAACTTTAGATTTGATAACGTAGATCCTACTCAAGCAACAAGAATTATTCTAGATGACACTCCTTCTGATCAGTATTCAAATCAGATCGATGAGATTCTAGATTATTTAGCTGGACTTCCGGGTACACCAAAAGGTCATATCGTTATTTCGCATGCAGGCGGAGATGGCGACGGTCCTGGCGGTCATCATTTCGTTGCTTACACATTCTCTAACTTTACTTGGGATTCAGTTGCTAAAAACTGGGGTTACTTTGACGTAACAAATATCGAAAGTACAGTTACAAACTGGCAAACAGAAGTTGTTGATACACACGACGAATTTGCTATTATTAACTTTATTCCGGGCGGTCCTATTGGTCCACAAGGTGCCCAAGGTACGCAAGGTATCCAAGGTGTACAAGGTACACAAGGTACACAGGGTGTTCAGGGTGTACAAGGGCCTCAAGCATATCAAGGTGTGCAGGGTATTCAAGGCTTCCAAGGTATGCAAGGCTTCGAAGGTTCTCGTGAATTTACAGTTACAAATAACGGCTCCACAGACTATGTAATTGACGGAGTAAATGATCCTGATCTGCATCTTCTAAGAGGATTTACATACGTATTTGATATCAATGCACCAGGCCATCCATTCGAGATTAGATTGTCTAATGGCGGTGCAGCATACAATACAGGTGTAACGAATAATGGTACACAAAACGGTAAGCTAGTATTTAGAGTTCCGTTTAATGCTCCAGACTCGTTGTATTATCAGTGTACAGTACACGGCGCAATGGGTGGAAATATTACTACTTCTGAAGTTGGTCCACAAGGTATTCAGGGTTCCCAAGGTGTACAAGGTCCGCAAGGCTGGTATGGTTTCCAAGGTACTCAAGGTATACAAGGTTTCCAAGCCGCACAAGGTTTCCAAGGTGATCTTGGCTTCCAAGGTGTACAAGGCTTCCCAGGCCAAGTTGGTCCGCAGGGTGCGCAAGGTTCGTACGGTTTCCAAGGTGCTGATGGTGCTCAAGGTTCAACAGGTAGCTTCGGTGGTGTAACATTCGATTACACTTGGACAACAAACACAGCCACATCAGATCCTGGTGTTGGTTACGCTAAGATCAATAACTCAAACGGATCTTCTGCTACACTTCTTTTAATGGATGATCGTGATGATAACTTCACAGACATTCAGCCATATCTAAGAACTATTAATGATTCTACAAGTACCATTAAAGGTCATGTTAAGATCACTGAAAAGCAAACACCTGCTAACTTCCAACTGTATACTATCAGTGGAGTAACAGAGGCTTCAGGTTATTTTGCTATCGATGTTTCATATGTATCTGGTTCTGTAGGTGGTACGTTCGCTAATGACGAAGATATCACAATCACATTTGCTAGAACTGGTGACATTGGTGATTCAGGCGCTCCCGGTCCTGCTGGTATTCAAGGTCTACAAGGTACTCAAGGTATTCAAGGTTTCACTGGGGCTGGTACACAAGGTCCACAAGGTACTCAAGGTGTACAAGGTTTCCAAGGTGATTCAGGTACTTTAGGTGCTGTTGGTGCGCAGGGTCCACAAGGTACTCAAGGTGTACAAGGTTTCCAAGGTGATGCCGGTATTATTGGTGGAGATGGTATCCAAGGTTACCAAGGTGTACAAGGTTACCAAGGTATAACTGGTCAAGGTGTCCAAGGTTACCAAGGTTTTGCTGGATTAGACGGTATCGGTGGTACTGGTATTCAAGGTAACCAAGGTACACAGGGTGTTCAAGGTGCTCAAGCTGCACAGGGTACTCAAGGTTTCCAAGGTGATTCAGGTACTGGTTTCCAAGGTACACAAGGTGTCCAAGGTTTCCAAGGCTTTGACGGTGATCCTGGTGCTCAAGGTTTCCAAGGTGCGCCAGGCGACGGTAACCAAGGTGCTCAAGGTTTCCAAGGTTTCACTGGTGATCCTGGTTTCCAAGGTTTCACCGGTATACAAGGTGGACCTGGTGTTGGTACTCAAGGTTTCCAAGGCTTTGACGGATATCAAGGTTTCCAAGGTTTTAGTGGTGAAGGTAACCAAGGTGTACAAGGTAACCAAGGCTTTATTGGAGCTGGTGCCATCGGTAACCAAGGTACTCAAGGCTATCAAGGTTTCCAAGGTACTCCTGGCGACGCTGGTACAGGCGGTGTTCAAGGTTACTATGGTTTCCAAGGTGCTGACGGTGTACAAGGTTTCACCGGTGGTCCTGGTGAAGGTGGTGGCCAAGGTGCTCAAGGTTTCCAAGGTTGGTACGGTTTCCAAGGTTTCGATGGCGGCGGTGGTACTCAAGGTCTTCAGGGTCTTCAGGGTACTCAAGGTTTCCAAGGTGATCTTGGTTTCCAAGGTTTCACTGGAGCAGGTTTGCAGGGTCTACAAGGTACGCAAGGTTTCCAAGGTGATCTTGGCTTCCAAGGTGTACAAGGTACGCAAGGTTTCGGTAATGAAGGTGGCGTAGGTAACCTACAAAACGTTCACACAACTGCTCTTCAAGATACTGCACTCTTTATTGCAATGTTTGAAGGTGGCGCAGAGCAGAGACCTCTACTTGGTACTACTGGTCCAAACCCAGGCGGTGAATCTAACTTCTACTATCAATCAGATGTAGATACACTTTATATTGAAAACCTAGAGCTTGGTGGCAACCTTACAGTTAATGGTACAACATCAACAGGATCCGTAACAGGTATTACATCAGACATGAACTTCCCGAATGACACTTATGCCACATTCGGTACTGGCGCTGTAATGAAACTCGGTTACGAGTCTGGGACAGGTAACTTCTTGTTTGATGCAACTACTGCAGTTCAATCATTCTCGATTGAGAATCAAGCAAATGGAACAGCATGGTTTACATTTGGTCTAGGATCTGGAGGTGGTAACTTTACTGCAACTGGTGACGTTACAACAAACTCTGATATTAGATTGAAAGAAAACATCGAAACAATTCAAAATGCTCTAGATAAAGTAGAAGCTATGAGAGGTGTTTACTTCCATAAGAAACACGATCCTGATGTTAGAAGAATCGGTCTCATTGCTCAAGAAGTTGAACAAATCATTCCAGAAGCTGTTATTGAAGATGATAGCGAAGATAAAATTAAGTCTGTATCTTACGGAAACTTGGTTGGTCTTCTCATCGAAGCAGTTAAAGAACTTAAAAAAGATTTAGACAAATTCAAGGGGTAATTGCAGATTAAATCTCGACTTTGAGAGGGGGGTTACCAACACCCCCTTTTCAAACCATCATTTTATTATAAATAAAGAAAAAAGCAAAAGAGATTTAAAATGGGATCCAAAGCAAATATCTATATAGATCAAGGTACAGATTTCCGTCTATCCTTAGAGCTATTCGACGAAGACAATGACGAGATGGTTCTCAGCACGATCACGTTTCATGCAGACATGCGTAAGTTATACTCGTCTAAAAAAGCAGTAGATTTCGATATTGAAACTGCTAACAACGACGTAACCCTAGTGCTTTCATCAGATACTACGGCTACATTAAATCCCGGAAAATACCAATATGATGTGTTAATGAAGAAGGCCACCGGAGAAACGTCTAAGCTCCTAGAAGGACTTGCGACAGTAGTTCCTACTATAACGGAGGTATAACCCTTGGCTATCAAATTAAAGGTTAACTCCCAAACAAACTCAGTAAGACTTGTAGCTGCCGGAGAGAAAAAGCCTCTTATAACACCAGATTCAGTCGCACTTGGCGCTGATACAACCGGCAATTATATTGCTAATATCACAGCCGGCGACGGTATTGTTGTAACTGCAAATCAGATTGAAACGGCAAATGTAGAAGTTTCTCACGCTGATACATCTTCACAAGCAAATACAAATAACACCGCGCTTGGTCTACTTAATAATATTACAGTAGATCAGTTTGGGCATCTTACTACTGTTACTAACACCGAGTTAAATACGTCTAACTTCTCATTTGCCAATGGAGTTATTTCTTCTCAATCGATTAGTTTTGCGAATACAGTACTTAATTTAGGCGGCAACACGTCTACACTAGATGGTTTGTCATTTACAAATGTTGGATCTATATCAGGTCCAAACAATGATATTTCATTCAGTAATAATAGACTTATTAATGTTGCGCCTCCTGAAGCAAACACAGATGTTGTAACACGAGAATATCTATCAGACGAACTAGTCGCTCTTGAATTAACTGTTCGTGTTGTCGAAGATCCAGTAGATCCAAGAGACGCGGCAAACAAAAGATATGTTGACAATACTGCTCAAGGACTTATAGTAAGACCTACAGCATTAGCAGCAACGACAACAGATCTTGGTGGCACATTTGAAAGTGGTAATACGAGCATCGGCGCTACGATTACTATTCCAGCAGCTCCAATTCTAAATATTGATGGCGTTATAAACTGGTCAAGAGGAGACAATGTCCTCGTTAAAAACCAGAATAATCCAGAAGAAAACGGTTCATATAATATCGATGTTGTCGGTTCTTCTCTTATCGATTGGGTACTTAGAAGAGCATTCTTTAACGTAAAAGCATCAGATGTTCCAGGATCATACGAATTTGTAACAGACGGTAATACTTACGGACAAACTGGTTGGGTTGCTACTGTTGCTGACGCTGAAACGTTCCAACTAGATGTTAATGATATTACTTGGACTCAGTTCCAAGGTGTTGGTACATTTACTGCTGGTAACGGTCTTTCATTAGAAGGCACAGAGTTTCACGTAGATGCTAGCCAAGTAATAAATTCTATTACACCTAACACCGGTATTTTACAAATTGGTGGAACAGGTGCAGTAGCTTTACCTACAGGAAATACTAGCGACAGACCATCACCTGCTCAAGGTATGATTCGCTTTAATTCTCTTGATGGACAATTCGAAGGATACGATGGCATTGCTTGGTCAGGACTCGGCGGTGTTATTGATGTTGACCAAGATACAAAAATTGAAGCAGAAAATACTGCAGGCTCTGATAACGACCAACTTAAATTTTTCACTGGTGGAACACAAACACTTCTTTTAGATTCCACACAAATGCTTGCCAATGTTAATGTTGTAATTGATACAACAGGCGCTATTACAATTCCAAACGGAAATACTACAGAACGCCCAACACCAGTTCAAGGTATGATTCGTTTTAACAACCAAGACGGTCAGTTTGAAGGATATGACGGCGTTGCTTGGTCTGGGTTGGGAGGCGTTATTGATGTTGATCAAGATACAAAGATTACTGCTGAATCGTCGCCTGGCTCTGATAACGATGAATTAAGATTTATTACTGGCGGATCGCTTGCTGCAAAAATCGATTCTTCAAATACTACTTATTTCTACGGAAATGTTGATGTAACTGGAAACGTTACTATCGGCGGTAACATTACTATTGGTGATGCAAATACAGATGCTATTCAAGTAGTTGCTGATTTTGAAAGTAACTTGATTCCAGATGCAGATAGATCTTACAATTTAGGTTCTCCTGTTAAAAATTGGAACAAACTGTTTGTAGATACGATTGACAGCAACGATGAAGTTATTACTATCGACACAACAGGCGCTGTTAAGATTCCAGTTGGTACTGTAGCAGAAAGACCGTCAGCAGTAACTGGTATGTTACGCTATAACACGGATGATTCTCGCTTCGAAGGTTATGATGGATTAGGATGGGCAGGTCTTGCTGGTTCAGTAATTGACATCGACCAAGATACGAAGATTACTGCAGAATCATCTCCAAACGCAGACAATGATGAATTAGAATTCTTTACAGCCGGTGTTAAGCAACTTACCATTGGAACAAACATTGTTGCTAATTCTACTATCACATCTGCTGGCGATCTAAACCTTGATGCTGCTGGAAATATCAGTGTTAACAATAATAGAATTACTGATGTAGCAACACCCACAGCCGCGACCGATGCTGCAAACAAAGCTTATGTTGATACATTCACCTCTAACTTAAGTATCATTTCAGGTGAAAACGGTGCGAATACTTATAACTATATCAACCTAATTCAAAGCCCAACTATTACTTTCACTGAAGATCATTTGGAAGTAAAAGGTGTTCCAGATCAAGCAAACAACTCTTTTGAGCTTGGTCTTACCGAGCCAATGGCCGGATCTGAAGGCATATACGGTAATGATGGATTTTCTCCTCGTATTAGAATTACTGCAGATGGGCGTATTGATTTTGCTACAGAGATTCCAGTTGAACTTCAAGCGAATGCGATTCCTGACTTTACAGAAACTGTGCATGACCTCGTTGGTCTTATGTTTACGGACGGTCAGGATGCAGGTCTTAACAAAGGTATCAACTTCTTTAACATCGATGCTAACAACACGATTTATGCAGAAATTACAAACTTTGATATTAATCTAGGTGGTGACGTAAGCGGTGCAAATACAGTAGTACAAGGCGGCGACGTTACAATTCCGGTTACGATTACTGCGAATTACGTTAACGACATTGAATCTACTGCCAATAACAGCGGTATCAGTATTACTCATACTCAGTCTGCTGGATCTGTTCCTGATATTAATCTAGACTACACATATCTAGATACAAGATATTCAACAACCACGGGCGCGACATTTACTGGTAATGTTTTTGCTCCAAGATATTACGATTCAGACGACAACGCGTATTACATGGATCCAAACGGAACCTCTATCATTAAAGGTTTGAAGGTTGGTGAAGGCCAGTCATATTCTCAAATTGAAATGAAAGATGGCGCGTCTTCTTCCGCGTATATCTATGCAACAAGCGGAAAGATTGGTTTCCTTGATCAAACATTCAACTTTGCAGCTTATGCAGATAAACAGTCTGGTGATTGGGTTGTACAAAACGGTGATGTTAAAGCCGAAAGATTTGTAGACGCAGATGCTACAACTTACTTCTTACATCCAGGTGGTACGAACTCGTTCCTTAAACATATTCAAGTTGAAACAGTTGTACAGGCTTCTGATGTTAAGATCGGTGGATCAGGCGCAGACAGAAGAATATATGTAGACAACGGACAAGATCTACAACTTCAAGCTAATGGTGTTTCAATTAGTACTGGAACAGCTCTTGAATTAAATGTTAATAGTTCTAGAATTACAAATGTTGCCGCACCAACAGCAGGGACAGATGCTGCTAATAAAACTTATGTAGATAATACAGTACAAGGTCTAAGAGTTATTCCTTCTGCTCTTGCTGCTACTACAGTAGATCTTGGTGCTATATACAATAACGGTGCAGGAACTCTTACAGCCAACACTAATGTGGCTTTCTCTTTAGATGATGTTATTTCATGGAATATTGGAGATAAAGTACTTGTTAAAGATCAGACCAATGCAGAAGAAAATGGCTCATATGAAGTCACCGTGATCGGCAGTGGTGCAACTCCTTGGGTTCTTACTAGAGGAGAATACTTTAACGAATCATCTGAGATTCCTGGATCTTTCCAATTTGTAACTGACGGTACCACAAATGGAGGTACTGGATATGTTGCAACTGTTAATGATGCTGAAACTTTTAGTCTTGGAACAGATGCTGTAAATTGGTATCAGTTCTCAGGAGAGGGAACATATACTGGTGGAGACGGTTTAACCTTGACAGGTACAACGTTCTCTGTTAATGTAGATAATTCTACGCTTGAGATAAATAATGATACACTAGAAGCAAAACCATTTACGATTGTTGATGAAAACGGTGCGAATACTGAAATCAATCTCGGCACGAGCTTAACATTTACCGGTACAGATGGTGTAGATACAACCGTCACAGCCGGCCAAGTTGCTATTGCTATTAATGAGATTGATGGAGGAACATTTTAAGAAACAACTAATATTATTTTGTAACCTATATAGGTATTATAACAAAGGGACATACATATGTCAACAATTAAATTACGCCGTAGTTCGGTTGCTGGCCGAATTCCGACCACCGCTCAGCTAGAGCTTGGTGAAATTGCCATTAACACCGCCGATGGTAAATTATATTTTAAGAAATATGACGCTGTTGCAAATACCGAATCTATTGTAGACGTTTCGGCAGACCTTGATGCGGCTGCTATCCTCTCACTTCTTTCGGGAGTTGATGGCGCTAACTCAGGATTGGATGCAGATCTTCTAGATGGCCAAGAGGGATCTTACTATTTAGATTGGGGCAACTTCACTAATACAGCCACAGGTGTTACAGCAAACACTTATGGGTCTTCTACCGCCATTCCAGTAATTACTGTTGATACAGATGGTAGAATTACAAATGCAAATACTGTTGCAGTCGCAGGCGTAGATGATTTTACGTATGACAGCGCAAACAATCAATTGTCGTTGACAACTGGCGACGGTACAGTATATAATATATTCTTAAATCAATTTAAAGATCTCGTAGTTGAGGATCTTACCGCCAACTCAATTAACATTGATACACTTGGCTTTGATGCGTTAGACGTCGCCGGTGACATTAGTGCAAACAACGGTCACTTTGCTGGTGATATCACTGTAGGTGGAGTAGTTAATGGCGCTCTAACTGATACTGGTGTTACAGCAAATACGTATGGATCTGCCACAGCTATACCAGTTCTTACAATCGCAAGCGACGGTAGAATTACATTAGCAAATACTACTCCTGTTGCCGGTGTAGATAACTTTACATATTCGGCTGCTAACAATACAATCACTCTAGAAACTGGTGATGGATCTGTTTTTCATGTTGCTACAGAAACAGAAGTTACGCTAACAGGCGATGTAACAGGTACGGCAACTGCAACAGATGGTAACATAAGTGTTACTACAGATATTGCTAACTCAGGTGTTGTTGCTGGAACATATGGAAGTGCATCTCAAATTCCTGTTGTAACAGTAGGATTAGATGGTCGTATTACATCGATGTCTAATACCGCAGTTGCTGGCGTTGAAGACGTAAATTGGTATTCATCAAACAATACACTTGCTATAGAAACTGGTGATGGATCGGTATTCAACACTACTATTGATTCGTTCAATCAAATCACAGCAAATACAATAAATGGAAGAGATGTTACAGCCGACGGTGATAAGCTCGATGGTATCGAAGCAGGTGCTACTGGCGACCAGACACCAGCAGAAATCCTTTCAGCTCTTTTAACAGTTGACGGTGATGGATCTGGTCTTGACGCGGATACTCTTGATGGATATTCTGCGCAAGAAATCTTTGACGAATCTTCAAACAACGCATCTAATCTGATTGGTGACGGCCAGGTTGATATTGTTGCAAACAATGGCTTGGTAGTAACTTCAACAACATTTACTCTTAACCAATCTAATAATGCTTCAATTCATATTCAGCACGACGACACGAGTACTCAGGCATCTGTAACTAACGTACAAGGTAGCGTAATACAAAGTGTAGATGTAGATGGTTTTGGTCATGTGACAAGTCTTGGTACTTTAAATTTAGATGATCGTTACTATACAGAAACTGAGTTAGAAGGCGGTCAACTTGATAACCGTTACTATACAGAAACAGAATCTGATACAATATTTGTAACTCAAACAACTCAAGTAATTGCTGGAGACGGTTTAACTGGTGGCGGAGCTCTTGGTAGTAACGTTACAATCGATCACGATGATACTTCTTCACAAGCTAATCTTACTTTTGCGAATACAGGCGTATCTCAAGAATTTGTTGAAGCTTTAGACTTTGACGATTTTGGTCACGTAATTGCTGTAACAAAAGGTGTAAGATCTTACTTAGATGAAGCAACTGCTGACGCTAGATATGTAAACGTTACCGGCGATACAATGACAGGCAACTTGACTGTACAGGGTAATTTTAATCTAAGTCACTCTACTTTTGTTTCATCGAGCACTACAACGACTTCTACTTCGCAAACAACAGTACAAGTATTCCCTACAACGTATAGTGGTGCTGAGTTAACAATTACTGCAACTCAAGGTAGTGCTAGACATATTTCTAAATTGCTAATTACACATGATGGATCTACGGCAATTGCAACAGAATATGGTACTGTGTATACTGGCAGTTCTCTAGCAATATTTGATGTATCGATTAATGGACCCTTTGTACAACTATTAGCAACACCTGCTTCAAGTTCAAGCACAGTATTTAAAGTTGTAGGCACTACGATTACTTAACATCTTATAAATATATCAAAACAGAATATACGCCAAACTGGGGAGAGTGAACCGAATGGCAAACGATAAAAAGTTTATAGTCAAAAATGGCCTATTGTCACCAACTGGTGCTATTGTAGTAGGCTCAACTTCATTTAACAGCACAGACGAGTTGCAAGTAATTGGTAGTTCATTATTTACCGGATCAGCATCGTTTACTCAATCAAATGCAAGTTTAGCAACAATGCAGATCTTCAATACTGGAGGTCATGCAGCAAATTCAATTGTCACAGAATTTAGAGGCGATTCAGATAGTCTTCAAATCGTGAACTTTGGTTCAGGTGATTATGAGATTACAAACTCAGGTCAAAACAACGGTATTAGATTCTATGACGATACTGATGGTCTTGAAATTGTTTACAATGGCGTTACAGATCTTGAATTTAGTTCAACAGGTATCGATTTTAAACGCGAGCCACAATATCTAGGTAACGTATTCTGGAATGCGAATAACGACGGTGCGGGTTCTGGTTTGGATGCCGACTTACTCGATGGACTTGATTCACTTCAATTCCTTCGTGCAGATGAAGATGATACTATGGATGGTAGCCTTACTATCACGGGTAATCTCACAGTACAAGGCGTAACTACATACATCAATACAGAAGAAATTCTACTTTCTGATAACATTATCACTCTAAATGCAAACTATACGGGAAGTACTCCAACAGAAAATGCTGGTATTGAAGTAGAACGTGGAAATCTTACAAACCCAGCGCTAGTGTGGAATGAAACATCTGACTATTGGCAGATTGAAACAAACGGTAATCCACTCGGCAGAATCATTACAACTGCTGACGAAGGATCTGGTAATGGCTTTGATGCTGACACAGTTGACGGCTTAGAAGCTGCTCAGTTCCTGCGTTCAGATGCAAATGATACTGGTACAGGCGACTATATCTTCCAAGGAACTTTAACTCTTGGTAATAATACTGCAGCTGGTGCTCAGCTTATTATGGATGGCCAAAACGTTAACAGATCTTTGTATTCAAGTCTTGGTGAGATTGGTTTCTTAAACTCTTCACTCAACTATGCTGCAAAATCAGACACTAACGATGACTGGATTGTAGGAAGAAATGTTGTTGCCGAGCAGTTTGTAGATGCAGACAACGCTTCTTATTATGTAGAACCTGCTGCCGCATCTCATCTAAATGACATTGAGTTGTACGGTCAAATCATTGCAGACGGCGACTCAGATACGTTCATTAATTTTGATGGTCCTGATTCTTTAGAAGTTAGAACCGGCAACTCTCAAAGGCTTGTCGTTGACAACAATGGTGTGACAGCAGTAAATGCGGTGTATTCACCGGTATATTACGATAACGACAACCAAGCTTATTTCGGTAATTTCGCTTCAACGTCCGTAATGAACAGAGTAGGGATCGACGATAGATTACTTCATAACGGAGATACTGATACTTATCTAGAATTTACTGATAACCAAATCACATTAACAGCAGGTGGTAATACCGTATTCACAACAACTGCCTCGTCAGTTACTGTTGGAACAGATCTAGTTGCTCCAAGATTTGTAGATGCAAATGATACCGCGTACTTTACAAATCCAGCCGGTGTATCTGAGATGCAACGTATTGACCTAGATGATTTTATTCGTCATCGCGGTAATACAACATCATACTTTGGTTTCTCGGCCGATAACGTATTTAAAATCAACACAGGCGGTGGCGAGCGAGTAAACATCGATAGTGATTCCGCTGACTTTACTCAAGCCATTTTTGCACCCGCTTACTACGATTCAGATAACAACTCTTTCTATGCAAATTTTGGAGATACCGGAGCTTCTATCGTATTTGCTGGACAAGCAAGAGGCGCAAGCGGTACTGCAGCGCTTCCAACATATTCATTTGGATCTGATACAAATACT